TTTGAAGATGAGGACGAGGATTTCAGCTTTGCAGTAGCAACCGTCCCTATCAACACGTTTAGCTACTCAGGTGTTGGAGGCGTTGCTTTTTCAGGGGTGGGTACAGCAATGAAGAATTCCAACAGGTTTAGCCTTGGGGGATTCACTCTGTCAGGTGTGACATCCTCAATCCCAGGAACGGGGAATCGGCAGCGAGTATTTACCGCTTCGGGGGGCGTATTGATGTCAGGTACTACAAGCCTCAGCAAGGGGGCTACAAGGCTCGCTACGGCTTCAATTCAGTTAGGTGGACAGGCTGTAGTGTCTAGAGTAATTGAGGGCGCTATGGAGTTTCTAGGGGCTTTGGGGGATGTTATTGTTGCTAAGCTCAAATGGCTTGGCGGGATAGGTGCTCGCAATGACATCTTGAACGAGAACCAGTATTGGAGGGATTTGGCTGGAGGAAGTAACAAACCTCTTAACGATGTTAAGAAGCAAGTGTTGAAGGATCAAGGATTTATCGGTGCTCTCAACGACATGGAAAAAGACTACTGGAGAGATTGATGGGATATATTCAGCGTAACCTGATTGGACTAGATCAACTGGTGAACACCCTTACAGGTGGCTACCCCGATGAAACCCTCTCTGCCCGATGTGGCAGGTTGGGCTATCGGAATCCCTATAAGCAATGGGAGAAGTTGATTAACGCTCTGTTCTACCTGTGGCAGGGGCCAGATCATTGCAAGAACGCTTATAAGAAAGAGAAACAACGGTATCAGTTCCCTGCTGAATACCGAGAATAAGCTTTACAGCAGCACAAATAGAAAAACCCCCTACGGCTTAATCGCTATAGGGGGTTTCTTTTTATCTACTTCTTAAGAGGCACACTACACATCGGACACTTCTTATAACGCCATGAAGTGTACTCTTTACAGCCGGGACAGATCATCGGATAGGGCAAGCACCAGTGGCACAATCATCAACCAACTCAGCGTCAATGTCATTAGCCTTGTCAAGCTCAATTGGCTGAAGCACAGCAGCATAAGCTTCATACGCTTCCTTGGTCACAACCTCTTGCGGGAGATAGAGATAACCCAAGTCTTTAGCCGTTTTGGTGGGGTCTGCTCGGAATAGGAAAGACACTCCGACATAGACATCCCAATTCCCCATGAGCCAATCCACAATGTCCCCCACCTCGTCGGGGGAGTAAGAGATGGTGGCCGATACGTTTTGCTGACACCAGTTTTGCATGAGCATCTTGTACCGTTCCAACTGGACAATAGCCGATTCAACATTAACTTCAACACCATTCACTTTCTCAAAGGGTACGTCCTCCCATTTAACAGGGAAGGTGATGAGGACAGCCTCAGGGTCACTAGGGTTGTCAATTACCTTATATCCTGCTGCTCGACACAGCGGAACAAGAGGGTCATACTTTCCGAAATTGACATTGTTGAAGATGTATTTACCGAGAGGCTTATGCACTCCCTCCGTAGTATCCATAACCTTAGAAAGTGTACCACTTGGCTTAATGGTAGTGACGTTCTTAGGCCGTGGGCTGTCAAACTCGTCTGCCATGCTGTAAGCTCCTGCCACAGCCGTTCGTTGCAGTTCAGCGTAGTCGTAGGCTTGCAAGTCAGGTCGTCGGACGATACCCGTAAGACCGACACCACAGAGTCGTAGGAAGTCGTTATTAAGATGCCATGCTTCTTGCAACACCCCATCACGTAGATTGACACAGGTTTGTCTGTAGTTAGCCCGTGCAGCAATTTGTACAGCACGCCGAAGTCCTGCGCTGTCCCCTTTAAACTTACCAACATCCACCTCCGTAAGATTACAGAATGATTTATTGCCAAGTAGGATTTCGGCACAAGGATTGACACCCTTGAACCATGGAGCGCGCTTAGCTGCTGCTTCCCCGTTAATAAAACCTGGCTCTGAACCGCCAGATTCTACCATGAGCTTGAAGATATTGGACAGGGCTTCGTGGGTTGGCTTCTGCTTAAACAACAGAGAGTTGTTAGATTGAGCACGTTGAACGTTCTCTTCCCACCAGTTACGCTTAGCTACAGCGAATTCTTCCCACTCAGCTTCCCCATATTCAAACAGGGCAATTTCAGCAGAGCGACGAGAACTAAGGATAGTGCCAAGCCAATTCACCACATCCAGAATATCAATGCGAGTGAGCAGACTACCAGCACGACGATTGAGGATGTTGGCGATGGCAACGAAAGCCTTCGCAATCGCCTCATCCCCCGAACTAATCCATCCATATCCCTTCAGCCTTTCTCCTGCTGGTCGAATCTGCGAGAAATCGAGTACAAGTTTAGTGGCGGGAAACTTATGTGCGGCCAGCTTACCGATGGACTTACTCCATGCTTCTGCACTGTCTCCAACCTGGATTGTCCACACTCCGGTTTCATGGTCGAAGGTTTCAACGTTGTCTTGGTTTCCACCCTTCTCCTTCCGTGTAGATCGAATAACTTCAATTTCTTTAATAGGCTTTTGGAAGCCAGTGAGTTGACCGATGATGGGACGGAAACCAACACCACAGCCTTGCATCAGCAGCCATAGGACATCAACTACGTCATACACAGTCTCTACGTGAGTGAAGGAACAGTTGAATTGGGAGGCTTCACGGCGCTGTGCTACTTCCGTACCACCAAGCCACAGGGTACGACCGGACATCAACACCTTACGTTCTAACATTAGCTTGCGGAGTTCTTCTAACTCTTCGTGGTTGTGGATGAAAGACTTTTCGTCGGCACGTTGCCACAGCCAAGCTTGGTGATTGATAACGCGGTCAACGGTTTGCTCAAAGGTTTCAAATACCGTACCAGCATCATCCAGAGGACGGTTGTAGGTGCGGCGGGTAATGAGTTTACTACGGAGCGATTGGGTTGCTTGAGTCAAGTATTTCCTTTGTTTGCGTTCATAAAGATACAGGCATGAAGTGCGTCAGTTGCAGTGTCAAACCCCTTAATTGTCTCCCCCTTTTCATCAACAATCACATACCTCCAGTGGGGGCAGGTTTCGGGGTGACAACGACAGGAGTTTCTAATGAATTGGTAAGTCAACTGCCAGTGCTACCGAAGCCACCAGCGCCACGGGTAGTAGTTGAGAGTTCGTCCACTTCGTTGAAAGCGATACGGGGGATGGGGATAATCATTGCTTGGGCGATACGGTCAGCATGGTCATAGTCAATGATTCCGTTACCAGCGTCACAGGTTAGTTTAACCTTCAGTTCCCCACGGTAATCGCTGTCAATCACGCCTACGCAGTTGGCAAGTCGAATATCGTCATTAAAACCGTGACCGCTACGTGAGTAAATCATCATCACGTATCCCTTTGGAATTTCAAAAGAAAGACCTGTACTGAAAACAAATGAGTCTACAGGGTCATCGTTTTTAGGGTAAAGAGCATAGATGTCAAACGCTCCCGCACCATCCGTCCCATAAGTAGGGAGGATGGCGTCAGGGTGGAGCTTCTTAACATTAACCTGCATATTTCTTCTCCAGATAATCAAGGCTAACAGGCATCAGGTCAAACTCACCATCCTTAACATCATGCAGCATCAGGACACCACGCCAGTGCTTATTGCCCTGTGGCCCCATGTAATCCTCATTATGTTCATAGCAGCTACCTGCAATAACACTGGTGAGGCGCTTACCGTCTGCCCGGTGTGCCGTAGCAATCTGCAAGCCTTGTTGATGGCCTGCGATACAGGACATATGCTTCTTATTCATTTGGGCAGCAGCAGAACTAGCAGGACGGCCAGCAGTGCCGGTAACGAAGTAGTGACTAAAAGCGACACCTTCGACAACCACAACATCAAGGAAGTTATAAACTTCGTGGAAGAACGATTCATAGCAGAGGTCTTTCTGAGAGATGAGTCCTTCAAGCTTGGCATCGTCATTGATTGCACGATTGATTCGGTTCTCATGGTTACCAACGGTGATGATGGTGCGAGGGTGGTAAACCTTCTTACGGTTCTGAGTTTGTCGCGCCTGGAGTAGGGCTAGGGGTTGAAAGAGGGCTGTCTGAGCCTCAATTGCAGCCTGTACATCGTTCGTATAGCGTCGCCCTTCAAAGGACTTCTTACCCTCGTCATAAGACGACAGGGAGAGCATGTCTGCCAAGTCACCACCATGAACAATTACGTCAGGCTGTTT